AACTATGTAATTATTTTGGCTGTCTTTAATTGCTGCCATTTCTGCCATATAAACAGTATTTAAAACGCAAGTAAGTTGCCCTTTAAAGTTGTTTAATCTGACGTAAGTAGCCACGGCCATAATTGCGTCATAAATGTTTGCAGCTTGGTAGGAGTTAGCAAGTGAAGGCGGTACAATAAAAGGGCTTGCAAGCGTTGCAATACCGTCCAAGTTGTTTCCTAGACCGTCACCAGTAGCCACGCCGTCGTCGATTACTTGCTCAACTAATTCATTCGCGTGCATTCTGAAATTTTGAACAACAGAAGGCGCGTGCATAATTAAACGATTAGACATTTTCCAGCGAACAGCAACCTCTTTTATGTCTGCTTTCTTTTCAATCCATTCACCATCTGCCAAAGGTTTTAAATCCCCTTCGCCAATAAATTGCGCGTTTCCTTCTTCGTTTTCTCTCTCAACATACCAAATATTTTCCGTCCCTGCAGCAGTCGAAACCGTTACCAATGGTAAAATGTAATTTTCTGGCTTTGGTGCTTCGTAGATATTAGAATCCACATAATTCCCGAAAAGTTGATTAAATCCACCCGCTACGTTTGTAACAACATTCGCCGTTGTCATTAAAGCAGCTGCTTTGATTTCAATTGAATTCATTGAAGGCGCTTTATTCTCTAAACTTTCTTTCTGGTCGCGCTCGATGAAACTTTCTAAAGCCGTCTTTTCAGTGTCAATTTTCCCGCCTTTTTCTGTTAGGCTCTTAATTGTTAAGACTGCTTTATCGTGTTCTTTCGCAAGCGTGTCAAGTTTAGCCTTTAATTCCTTAAGCGCTTGGCTGTCTGCGTTGTTCTTCATCGCTTCGCCTATTTGCTCCTGAATTGCTGACTTCATTAAAGCAGTAGCGTGCGCATTTTTTGCGACAAGATACGCCTCAAACTCTTCGGCTTTCATTCCGTCAATGTCTGACTGTGATTTTTCAGTAAAATCTGGTATTACAATTGCTTCAAATGCGAACGAATTACCTAACATATTAGAAGCGTGCATAATTGCGGAAAATACACCCATTGAAAGGGTAACGCTAACCGCGAGCGTTTCATTTTCAAACGTGACCAACGTACCAACGTAGGCCCCCGAAAGAATTGCAATGGTCAAAATGACCGACAAAAATCTTTTCATAATTTTGATTTTTTAAATTTAATTTAATTGCATTGTTCTGCGTTTTGCCAAGGTGTCCAGACTGGACGGCGTTGGGTCCTCGCTTTTTTCTTCCAAGGTGTCGGCTGACGGCGTTGGAATTTCTTCACTTTTTTCCGTTTCAATTGTAGGGGTCAAATCATTGGACCCGAATAAAACGGCACTAATTTCATAGAGTTTTATTTCGCTAACATACCAAAAATAGCCGCGTTTATTTACTTCATCTTTGTTAATTACTTGCGAATAATATTTATTCCAGACTTCGAACTCTTCTTTATAATCTGGATTATTTGCAGCTAATTCGATTCGAACGTATTGCAGTCCAATACTATGCTGGTTTACTTCTTTATCTTTGTATAATTGGAAAATTTTAGGATTCCATTCCTTTACGACTTCGGAGTCCATTAGAAGCACTTCAGTAGTTTCTACATCTGAATTTAATACTCCTAATTGTTTTACGTCTATCATTTCAGTGTATAGGCGCAAAGTTTTGCCAATTTTACCCTCTAGGCTGTGCTTATGGTCAACTAAATGCGGAACATTTGCGCCCTGCTCGTTTACGGTCTTTTCATAGCATCCAACGCCAAGAACATCGCCATGACTGTCACAATAAAGCGCTGTATTTCCCACAATTGTAACCTTTAAGCGGTTAGGGTCTTCAGATTCTCCAGCTGACTTTATTACTTCAGTTTTTAGAGTAGTTTTTGGAAGTGTTTTTATAGCGCATTCGGAAAATATTGGCGTTTGCTTCTTTGCTCTAATAAGTGTCTTTTTGTTTTTGACAATATCCGAAAGTGTCATATTTGCAAGGTCTACTATCATTTTTTTACAATTTTTTTACATTTCACGATTTTGGCCCTTTTGTCCTTTATCGCTTCAATTGCTTCCTTTTTTGGAATAGTTACTTTTATTGTTTCTTTTTCCATTGTAGTGCTTTAATGTTCAAAAATATAAAAACTATTGCAAAAAATCATATTTTTGTTAAAGTTTCAAATTTAATTATTTACTGTTATGAGTTCACAAAATGAGGGTTTTTTTAGTAATATGCTTAACATATTCCAACGAAATAACGACCCCTATACTTTGACGCCAGCCATGGGGCTGCAATATTTCAACTTTCAGAAAGGAGAGCAATATATTAGCATCGACGGCCGCGAGTCTGAAATATTAAGAACAACCCCCCAGCTTTTTGCAGTAATATATCGACGCGCTCAAATGCTGGCAAACGGTAAATTTATTCATTACGACAAGAACGGTGAAGAAATTGAAAATAGTAAAATAGTTGAATTTTTAAAGCGTCCCAACCCATTCCAGAAACAAAACGAATGGATAATTCAGCAGGATATTCAAAAATCTACTTACGGAAATACTTTCATTTACATCTTAAAGGGGTCCGCACTTTCTGAAGTCCCTGCAGCGCTTTGGAATTTAGCGCCAAAAGGTATAGTTATCGAAAGAACTGGAAAAATCTGGAAGCAAACAGAGGCCGACGCGATAATAAAATCTTATAACATGAACTTAAATAAAGGGACTGGAAAATATGAAGATTCTTTTTTGCCTAGTGAAATTCTACACCGAAATATTCAAGACGTTGACGACCCTATCACTGGCAGCAGCCCGTTCCATGCGCTTCAAATGCCTATTAGTAACCTTCGCGGCGCTTATGGGTTTCGGAACGTTTTAATTACTGAAAAGGGTGCTATCGGTATGATTTCAAATAATTCGACAAGTACGGCGGGCGCAATTCCTTTAACATCTAAAGAGCGCGAAAATTTGGAGCGACAATTTAGCGAAAATTATGGAATAAGCGACAAGCAGCGCCGTATTATAATGTCAAGCGCTTCGCTTAGTTGGAACCCAATGAGTTACCCGACCAAGGAAATGATGTTATTTGAAGAAGTTGATGAAAATACAAGGACTATAATAGACGCTTACGGGTTGAATGAGGCGCTTTTTTCACTGGGAAAAGGTACTACTTTCGACAACTACAAAGAAGGTGAAAAAGCTGCTTACCAAGATACTATAATACCAGAGGGCGAAGATTTAGCCAATGGCTTAAGCGATAAACTTGGACTTACTGAAAAAGGGGAGCGCCTAGAATTGGATTTTTCACACGTCCCAGCGTTACAAGAGGACCAAGAAAAAGAAGCGAATATAATTAAATCAAAGGCGGACGCTATGAAAATTTTAATTGAGTCTGGAGTATATACAGCTGAAGAGGTAAAGGAAATTATAGAGATATAAAAAAGCGCTAACCTTTGAGGCCAGCGCTTTTGATTTACCTAACTATGTCAAATGCTTAAAGCACTAAAATAGTAATTTATTTCTTCTCTTGGTCCTTATGCGGGAAAATGTCAATTATTTTTGACTCTTTCAACTCGCTTACTTTGAATTCACCTAAAACTTTGCTAAGCGATTCCCTGAGTCTTTCGTCTGCGTCTTTTATGTTTTCAGCTTCAATTAAAATCAAAAGCGTTACATTTTTTGCGCTTTCTCTATCAGTGTCCAAGCTATCATAATGAATTTTTGCTCTAAACCATTCGCCGCAGTCGTCATAATTGAAAATATCTGAAATTTCGACTGGCGTAATATTTGAGACTTTAAACTCCCCGCGAATTATCTGGCCCAGTTCTTCGTAAATTCTAGCCTCTGCATCTGTGAACGAAAGCGCCGCAACTAAATAGGATTCTGTTACCCTTTTTAGCGCTCCATTGTCTAGCTGCTTTATATATTTCACTTTTGTTGTGTACCATGTATTTAACCCCATTTCTTTTTAGTTTTTGGTTATTAAAATTTAATTAATTGTTTTCTAATTATTTAGCATTAAGTTTATCAATGGCCCAGTCTTTGAATAATTCAAATTTTGCATTAATATCAGTTACTTTTATCGATATTTCTGGGTCCTTAACCTTTGGCAGTTCAATAGTGCATGACTCAAGCGCTGCCTTTACCTTGTCGATGTCTGGAGCCTTTGCCGCCTTCTTTGCCTCTTCAGCTTCTTCTTTCTGTCTTTTTTCTTCTTTGGCTTTAAGGTCAGCGGCTGCCTTTTCTAGTGCTTCGCGTTCTTTTCGTTCCTTGTCAATTATTTCCTGAAGTTTTGCGCGCTCTTTAGCGTCTGCCTTCTCTTTTTCTTCGCGTTCCTTTTGAAGTTTTGCCAGTTCAGCAGCTGCCTTTTTCGCAGCCTCTTCAGCTTCTTTTCTTTTGCGTTCGTTTTCTAACCGTTCGGATTCTCTGGCTTCAGCCTCTTCCTTTTCCTTTGCAATGCGCTGCTCTTCAGCTATGCGCTCGGCCTCTTTCTTTTGTTCAAAGTTCAATTTAACACCATTAAAATAGTTTTCCCAGACTTCTGGGGCCATGTGTTCGACGTTTATGCCATAGCCGTCAATTTCATAGGCCGCAAGAATTTCGCAGCGTTCAGCTTTTAGCTTTTCGCGTGCTTCAGCTTCTAACCTTTCGGCGTGTTTTTCAATTGTTAAAGCATCTTTTTGTGTAAGTCTAGCAAAGCCGTCCACTGCATTAAAAAGCCCCATGATGTAGCGGTCTTCTATTTTAATCAGTTCTTTGTCTTCATCTTTTACTTTCTTGGCAGCGCTGCAAATTCTGCCTAGATTAATGCGCACGCGCTTGGCTGTTTCTACGTCTTCAGAATTGTCTACAGTTAGGCCCTTAAGTTTTTCGGCTTCGCTTTGCGCTTCAATCATTAGCGGCGCATAATTCAACGCAATGGCTTGGGCCTTGCTTAATTCTAGCCCAGAATTTTGAACATTTTGCTCTAATACTGCAGGCAGTTTTTCGGTTGTTTTCATATTATATTGATTTGATTAATAAACGTATTCGGGCGGCGTTAGCCTTTCGGGTTGCTCTGGTTGTTTAACTTCGAACGCTTCAGCAATTCGGTCGGCTCTTTCTAACTGTGAAACCTTCCAAATTTGCCCCATTTTCCACCATAAGAAAACCGCAACGCCTGCCATTAAGCAGATTGCTATAAATGTCAAAGTCTTTTCCATGATTACGCCGCGAATTTACCGAAAGAACCATTAAACCACGAAAGTAAAAGCGCTTTATCTTCTTCGCTTTCAAATTTCCAAGAAAATTCTTTTATAGCCATTTCAACGGCCTCGGTTTTGTCGCTCCCCGTTGACATATACCAGCGCGCTTCTTCAATTATATCCTTATATTTTTCGGTAATAGTTCGATTTATTACCCCCGTTTGCTTTGCGTATGTGTTTAAAATTGAGTTCATGGCTTTTAAATTTATGGGGGTTTTTACGCCCCCGTTTTATTAAATAGTTGCTTTTTTGTTTAAGTAGTCCCATTCTAAAAAGGGTGCGCTAGAATATTCTGAATACGCTAATTGTACGCCGTTTAGTTTTACGGTTCTTGTGATTAAATCAAAATCATAAATGATTTCCAATTTTCCGCTTTCGTGTGCTTTTGTTATCGTTTTGTTCATGTTTATCGTTTTGTTAAAACAAATATAAGTAAAAACATTTAATAAAATGCAACAAAGTGAAAAAAAAAGATAAAAAAAAACAATAAAAAGGGGCCGCCGTTTCCAGTTGCCCCGATTTTGGTGGTGTTTATTACCGCCTTGGCATCGTTAAAATTTTGGGTAAATGTTATACTTAAAACAAATATCGTTGATTTTTGCTAGGAAATTGCTGCGATACATTTGGCCATTGTATTCGACAACTTGGCTAATATATTGC